TATCCACATAATATACTCCTATAGTTTTCAATATAGGAGTATTTATGCTCTATTTAACTAGCAACCACTATCTTCATCTTCATCATCCCAATCAATTAACTCTTCATCATCCATATCATAGTCAGGGTTTAGATTCTTATAAGCTCTATCAAAAGCTTTATCTTCACCTATACATTCCATTAGAGTATCACAATCTCTATCTTCAAAACATGGTATTAATGCTTCGTAGATTAGTTCTCTTGTATCTTCATCTATATCAGTTTCTACTAAAGCTTCAATTATATTAGAAAATAATGATGATCCTGATGCCCAACCCATTTTACTTTTCCTTTCTATTATAAGTTTTGTTTTGTTGAATCTTAATATCTTTATTTAACCACGACCAACATTCACTTGTACTATCTTGAAATACAATCCATAGTAAATCATGCTCCTGGCCATAATCTATTAAAAAATAAGCCCAACCTTTACCTTTAGGTGTTATTAAAGGTAAAGGTGGGTTTAATTGTATTATCATAGGAAGCAAGCACTCTCACCAGTTTCAGATACTCCCATACAAGCTGCAGCTCCTAGAGTATCAACATTAACAAACTTCTTCTCTTTAAGCTCAGATTGCCAATCGATATTCTGAATTGTCTTTTGAATCTTCTCCCACTTATGTAGTAGATAAACGTCCTTTAGGCAATATTCAGTCTTCTCTAGATCATTATTAAAGTAGTTTTCAGCAAACTTAACGAACCTACGTACCCAATCTTTCTTTAAATTGGTTTCAGAGTCTTCTTGTGGTAGTTCAACAAAACCTCTACCATACATGCATGCTTCCCATAGATTCTCAAAAGCTTTCTGTCCATCAACAACTAAACCAGAAGCAAATACACTTCCAACACCATACTCATTAACAATTTCAGTATGGTTTAGTACTTTGGTATTAGGTGCCTGATTGTATACTTTATCTCCAGTTGGTGAAATGAATGCAATACCAGCGAAGTACTTTCTGTTATTAAATACATACTCTGATACTTCATCCCAGTCATCGACAATAACTGTATTAGATACGTTATGTCTAACTGTTTTGTCAACACATAACTGTTCATCTGTACCAAACTCAACCCAGAACTGTTGTGCTTTCTTAATTAATTCAAGATGCTTAACACCCATCAGATCATTCTTAAACAATGATCCTTTGTTAGCAATGACTGGAAATGATACAACATAATCAGACTTGTTAGCTGACCATACTGAATCTTCAACCATATATGGATTAATCTTCTTGATCAACTGAGCGACTTCAGTTTCTTTATTAAGCTGAATATTACGAATATACATTGGTGAATGATCAGGGTGAATACCAGAAGGAGACATCAGAAGAACTGATGCATTACCAGAAGGTTTAACACATGTAGCACGAGCAGCTGGATTAATACCAATAAGCTTAGCTACCTGTTTATTTACTTCAAGAACAATCTGAGCCCCCTTCTTAAGAATTTTCTCATCAAACAGAATCTTTGGATTAGCCATCCACCCTGTAATTGATACACCAAGTAGAGATTCTCTCTCAAAAATCTTACGTGTAGTTTCTGTTAAATATTTGAAATCTGTATAACCAGCTTGCAGTGTTCCTAGAATAGAAGCAGCACGACAAGCTTTATAGAAGGTCTCTTCATCTTGACATGCACCACCGTTAATTTCAGTAAGATTACATCCCTGCCAACCTGATTCACCATTAAGCTGAGGTAACATACCAATCTCAACACATGGATTAACGCAATGTTCAGTTGAATCAGCAAATACGAAACCTGGTTCACCAAACTGCTTAATCTTCTCAATAATATTATTGAATTGCTCTCTAGAGATCTTATCACGTACAACTAGTGCAGAATTATTTGATCTTGCACGCTGAGGATTCTCTTGAAACCAGTTACCTGTCTTGGCATTAAGCATTTCTTCATCATCAGGAGAAAATAAACAGATTGTAGCTGAACGACGAACACCTCCTGATAAAACAGCATCTGCTGCATGCATTACAATATCATATACCTGAATAGGACGAAGCTTAGCTTTCTTCTTAGATAGAACTACTCCCTGGAGAATATGTTCAATACGATCTAATGCTAGACGTAATGGATCAGGGCCAGGTGCTTTAAATCCACCAGAGATTTTAGCTCCTTTAGGTCTAATCTTAGAAAGATCAAAATATACTCGATGGCCTCTATATTCAGGATGTTTACCTTCCTCAAAATAAGATGACATGAGAACATCAAGAGCTGTAGACCAACCTTCAATAGAATCATCTACAACATGTATTTTTGGCTGCTTAGCTCTATTAATAATAGCAGGTAGCTTATCAATATGATGTCGCTGAACAGAGAAACCTGCTCCAGCTCCACATAGAAGAATATAGAACATCTCACCAAAAAACTCTGGTCTATCACAATATGAAGACGTACAATTGTACATCTTAAGCTGATGCTTGAGTAATTGCTCACCACCAAACTGTAAAGCTCTCTGAGCTCCTAGAACTAACTTTGATAGATAGCTTTGCTCAGCTTCATGAATAAACATTTCAAGTTCAGGTGAGAAGTACTTGTTATAGTAACCTCTATGCATATCCATAACACGAGTTACTGAATCTCCCCATGATTCATAACGTCCAGATCGATCATCATATCTTGAATAGCCTTCGTAAAACTTGGCTTCTGAAAGTAAGTTTTTAAAATCTTTATACATTATATCTCCTGTTGATTAGACGTTATGAAGAAAATCAAATTCATCGGTAATAATATCCCAACATTTTTTAGCGATATCGCGATGCTCTTTCTGCGTACCATTATCCATACGCAATAAGCAATAATGAATCCATGAACGTAATGTACCAGCCATATACATTCTAGACATTGTTAAACCTTCTGGTAGAATACACCTGGCAACCTCTTTAGCAATACCAGCTTTGATAGCCCAGTTATATTGCTCCAGAGCAACCTGTTCCACTTTAATCTGAGCGGCTAGCCAGTTAAGCTTTAGAGCTTCATCAGCTGTATCTAATGAATTCTGCCTATTCCTGTTGTCTTGTAATCTACACTCTCTATAATCATCAGATGGAAAAGCTTCACCTTTCTCTGCATATCTTTGAGAAAATTCCTGAAATGAGAATGATCTATGGCGAAGAATCTGTCTACCAATATCACGAGTTGTACAAATTTCTATAGTGATTGATACTGTCTCAAATACAGACCAATGCTCATTATCCATACAATACTTAAGTAGTTTATCTGATGTAGTAAAATTTTCTTGATTCTTAGGATTAGATACACGTGCACAATAACCGATAAGATCTTTTGCTTCTAGTTCTTTAGTCTTACCTGGCTCATAATACTGCAGTATAGCTTCTGAATTTGGTTTTGTGATACCGATTAACTTACATGTCTGCCAATCAAAAGACATTATATTTTTCTCCAATTATTAATAATAAGTTCTAGTTCAAGTCCACTATAGGTATTAGAATCGATCACATCTTTTATATATTCTCCTAGTTTTTTGATTAGCTCAGTCTTGCAATAATCTGCTTTAATTTTCTTAAGAACTAGATCGTTGATATCTTTGGTATCGATAGAATTAGGCCAGACAAATACTTTATACCCTTCTCTGCAAGATTTCAACATATTTCTGACTACATCCTTATTACGAGGCTCATTATCATAGCATACTACTATATTGTCTTTAGGTAAGCTAGACTTCTTTAACTCCATATGAATATGTCCTCCACATGTAGCTATAGCATTTTTAACAAACATAGAATCAATAGGCCCTTCGAAGCAATAGATTTTCCTGTTATAATCTACTGTATCTAGACCAAATATTCTAGGCTTACGTTCATCTAGCATGATAGTAATGTACTTTACCTTTGATTCAGTTAAAGCTCTACCCTGGAATCCAAACATCTTCTCATCTTGATCAAGAAAAGGAATGATAAGACGAGGAGAGTCTTTACCTTCTTGATCAAATTTACCTGGTATTATACTATTAACCCAATCTTTAAACTTTGGGCAATAGAATAACTTATAATGGTAATCTGTCGGAATCTGTCTGGAAACCACGTACTGTTTGCACGGGTGACTACTATTTAGAGATGATATTTTCCTAAGAGTCTTAAGCTGATCATT